GGTTCGCGGCTCCGATAAAACGCTCGACTTTTTGACGCTGAATCGGGTGACAGTCGCGGCTTGTTTACACGGTCATCGCGTGCGAGAATCACGGCATGGCGCGGAAGAAGAAGCAGAAAGAGCCAAAGGCGAGCGCGGTATATCGGCGTCGGGAGACCTTCGCGCGGAATCGCCAGGTCCGGCACTTGATCCAGGGCGAGTCCGCGCGGCTTTCGATCGGCGAGCTTGAGCGCGGCTGTGAGATTTTTGGGCTGACGAAGGGGCAGTTCTCTCTGATCAACCTAGTCGAGGAGTGTCTGAAACAGACCGGTCCCGCGGACGTGAATATTGCAACCTGGACGGCGGCGCACGCCGAGCTCAAGGCGGCGGAGGCATTCCTGGCGAACGGGATGATCCATTCGCTCCGTTTTCTGGTGGACGTCTCCTTCCCGAATCGGCAGCCGGAATACTGTCGGACGCTTCGCGAGACGTTCGGGGATGACTGCATCCGAGCGACGAAGACGCACGCGAAGTTCACGACGATCCGGAATGAGGACTGGAACCTGGTCATCCGGACGTCGATGAACCTGAACGAGAATCGGCGGATCGAGGTCTTCGAGATCAGCGACGACGCTGGGATGGCGGAATATCTCGAGATGATCGTCGCCGACTTCTACTCGGAGCCGATCTCCTGGCGCGAGGCGGACTTTGAGGCGTGGGGCGGGCTCAAGTCGGACGAGAAGAAGCTGCTCAAGGCGCAAGCGGCTCCGAAGGAGCTTGAGGAGCTTGAGGGGGCTCCCGATTGGGATGGGGACTTTGACCTCTGATCGCGAGCTGGTCACGCAAGCCGAGCTCGCGCGGCGCCTCGACGTGTCGCGGCAGTACGTGAACCGGCTCGTCCGCATGGGCAAGCTCGAGCTCGAGGGGAAGAAGCTCGACGTCGCGAAGTCGATCGCGGTGATGGAGCAGCTCCGCGATCCGGCGAGGAAGCGGAAGTCGGACGATCAGGCGGATCCAGACCAGGCCGCTCCTCAGTCTGGTCCGGAGGCGAAGCGCCAGCCGACCTTTGCGGAGGCGAAGACCATGAAGGAGGTCTATCTCGCTCGGATGGCGCGGCTTAAGTACGAGGAGGAGGCGGGCAAGCTGGTCCCGAAGGCGGACGTCGAGTCGCGGGCGGCGGATATCGGGATGGTCGTTAAGCAGAATCTCCTTTCGATCCCGTCGCGCATGATGGACGAGCTCGCGATCGAGTCGGATCCGCGCGAGATCAACGCGATCCTTGAGCGCGAGCTCCGCCAGGTGCTCGAGCAGCTCGCGCAGGAGATCCTCCGTGGCTGATCCGTTTCTGACCGGTTTCGCTCGAGGCGTGACTCCTGATCCCGACCTCGACCTGGCGGTCTGGTCCGATCGTCACGGCTATCTATCGCCGGAGGCGTCGGCGGTCTCGGGGCGGTGGACTTGTCTCCCGTATCAGCGCGAGATCATGCGGAGCATGAGCGACAAGCGGGTCGAGCGCGTCTCGTTCCTCAAGTCGGCGCGAGTCGGGTACACGAAGATGCTGAACCAGCTCGTCGGCTACCATATGGCGCAAGCTCCGGCGAACATGATGTTCGTCCTGCCGACCTTGCACGACGCCGAGCAGCACTCGATCACGGAGATCGCTCCGATGCTGCGGGATACTCCGGTGCTCCGCGGCCTGGTCGGAGACGCTCGGACGAAGGGCGTCGAGAACACGATCACGCGGAAGAAGTATCCGGGCGGGACGCTCCTCATGGTGGGCGCGAACAGCGCGACCGGCTTCCGTCGCGTCTCAATCAAGGTCCTGATCTTCGACGAGGTGGACGGCTATCCGGCGATGGCTGGCGGCGGGCGCGGTGCGGAGGGCGATCCGGTGGCGCTCGCGGTCAGGCGGACGGAGTGGGCCTGGGATCGGAAGATCATCATGGGCTCGACGCCGACGATCAAGGGGCTCTCGAGGATCGAGTCGGCCTGGGAGGAGTCCGACCAGCGCTTCTACGAGATCCCGTGTCCGAGCTGCGGCGCCTTCCATCCGATTCTCTGGGAGAATATCCGGTGGGAAGAGGGGAAGCCGGAGACCGCGGCGCACGCTTGCCCGAGCTGCGGCGATCTCTGGGGCCATGAGAAGAAGCGGAAACAGATCGAGCTCGGGCGCTGGGTCGCGAGCCGTCCGGAGGTCGTCGGTCACCACGGCTATCGGCTCTGGTCGGGATACTCGCTCTCGCCGAATGCGACCTGGGCGCACCTCGCGAGCGAGTTCCTCGAGGCGAAGACCGATCCTGGGACCTTGCAGACGTTCGTGAACACGCAGCTCGGGGAGACCTGGGAGGCGGAGCAGGGCGAAGGGATCGAGCCGCACGACCTGATTCGTCGCGCGGAGGACTACGGGACCGATCCGCTACCGGAGGGGATCATCGTGATCACGGCGGGCGTGGACGTGCAGCAGGATCGGCTCGAGCTCGAGATCGTCGGCTGGGGCGAGGGTGAGGAGTCGTGGTCGCTTGCGTATCAGGTCATCCTCGGCGATCCGAACCGGGCGGAGACCTGGACGCAGCTCGACGAGGTGCTCGAGGAGACCTGGCGGACCAGCGCGGGCGTCGAGCTCCGGATCACGGCGTGCTGCGTAGACTCCGGCGCGAGCACGCAAGCGGTCTATGACTACGTCAAGCCTCGGCAGTCTCGGCGCGTGTGGGCGATCAAGGGAACCAGCCAGCCAGCGAAGCCGATCGCGGGTCGTCCGTCGAAGGTGGACAAGGGGCGCGTCAGTCTGATCCCGGTCGGAACCGATACGGCAAAGGAGCTGATCTATGCGCGATTCAGGATCACGGATCCGGGTCCGGGCTTTTGTCACTTCCCGCGGGCCTACGACGACGAGATCTTCTTTCAGCTCACCAGCGAGAAGGCGGTGCAGACGTACCACAAGGGCGTCCCGAAGCGCGTCTGGCGGAAGCTGCGGAACCGGAACGAGGCGCTCGATTGTCGCGTCTATGCGCTGGCGGCGCTCCGATTTCTGAACCCGCGTATGGGCGCGATCCAGCGCAAGCTCTCGAAGGTGACGAGCTCGAGCGCGAATCCGGCGAACGGGCGACGACCGCGAAGACCAGGTCCGGCTCGTCGTCGGCGCGGGAGCCGGTAGCACTTAGTCTCGCCTGGGCTTAGAGTAAAGACCAGGATGGCGGCGAAGAACCAACGACTTCCGATCGTCCAGCGGAGCTCGGTCAACGTGCCGACCGTCTGGAACGCAGGCGACACGCTCAAGTGGGACGTCTCTATTCCGGATTATCCGGCGACCGAAGGCTGGACGCTGACCTACGAGGTCAAGTCCAGGAACGACCATATCGCGACGATCACCGCGTCGGCGAGCGGCGCGGACTACACGGTTACGGTCCCGGCGGCGACTTCCGCGGGATACGCGATCGGCCACCATCACTATCGGGCCTACGTCACAAAAGGCTCGGAGCGATTCACGGTCGATTCAGGCGATCTTGAAATCGTCAAGGACTTCGAGGATTCTGGAAACTACGACGACCGCACCCACGCCGAGATCGTGCTCGACGCGGTCGAGTCCGTGATCGAGGGACGGGCGACGAAGGATCAGGAGAGCTACACGATCGCGGGTCGCTCGCTCTCGAGAACTCCGGTCGAGGATCTGCTGATGCTCCGCGACCGCTACAAGGCCGAGGTCCGGCGCGAGGAGCGGGCCGATCGGGTCGCTCGCGGCCTGGGCTCGGGCTCTAAGATCCGCACGCGATTCGTGGGACGAGGCTGATGGGAATCTTCGACCGATTCAAGAGACAGAAGAAGGCGAGCGGACGTCGTGCGCTGGTCGATTACTACGGGGCAGGAAAGCCGGTGCGACCGCTCGGCTCGAGCGGGGGCTTCGTCGGCGCGATCCAGGATCGCCTGACCGACGACTTCCGTGGATCGGAGCTCTCGGCGGACGCGGCGGTCTATGCAAGTCTCGACAAGCTGCGAGCTCGCTCGCGGCAGCTCTATATGAGCAACCCATATGCGAGCCGTTTCTTGCAGATGACCACGTCGAACGTGCTCGGGCAGGACGGCATCCGGCTCGAGGCGAAGACCAGGCGCACACCAGGCGGCGAGCTCGATCCGGTGGACAACCTGGTGCTCGAGCAAGCCTGGGCTCGGTGGTCGCGGCCTCAGTTTTGCTCGGCGAACGGCAAGCTCGGGCTCCTCGACGTGCAGCGGGTCGCGCTCTCGACGCTCGCTCGCGACGGCGACGTGCTGATCCGTCTGCACCATTCGCCGGACAATCCGTTCGGGCTTGAGATCGAGCTCCTCGAGGGCGACCGGCTCCTGACTCACCACAACGGGCTGCTCGAGAACGGGAACCGGATCACGATGGGCGTCGAGCACGACCAGCGCGGAAAGCCGATTGCCTACCACGTGGTGCGTGCGAACCGGATCGACGATCCGTCGAAGGTCTACGCGATCGGAGCCTCGAGCACGACCACGACCGAGCGCGTACTAGCGGAGAATATCATCCACCTCTACGTGGCGGAGCGACCTGGTCAGACTCGGGGCTACCCGTGGATGGCGCAAGCGATGCGCGGGCTCCATATGACGGAGTCCTATCGCGAGAGCGAGCTCGTCGCGGCTCGCGTGGCCGCGTCGAAGATGGCGTTCTATACCTCGAAGCACGGCGACGGGTACTCCGGCGACGATATCGACGCGGACGGGAACTTGATCTTCGAGGCGGAAGCGGGCCTGATTGAGCAGCTCCCCGAGGGCGTCGAGCTCACGACGCTCGACTGGTCGCATCCGAACAGCAACATGGCCGAGTTCGTGAAGAGCTGCCTGCGCGGGGTCGCTGCGGGTCTGAATGTGAGCTACAACGCGCTCGCGAACGACCTCGAGGGCGTGAACTTCAGCTCGATCCGAGCGGGCGTGCAGGAGGAGCGCGAAGTCTGGAAATCCATCCAGCGATTCCTGATCGACCACCTGATGCAGCCGCTCTTCGAGCGCTGGCTCGACCAGGCGATGCTCGTCGGCGGCGTCCCGTTCCCGGCTCGCAAGCGCGAGAAGTTCCTCGAGGTCGTCTGGCGTCCGCGCGGCTTCTCCTACGTGGACCCCGTCAAGGACCAGCAAGCCTACGAGAAGGCGGTCGCGCTCGGCGTGATGAGCCGCTCGGAGATCGCGGCGATGCAGGGCAAGGACTTCAACGACATTCTCGAGCAGATCGCCGAGGAGGATCGGAAGGCTTACGAGCTCGGCGTCAACGTCTCGCCGAGGCAGACGATGCCGATCTATCCGGCAATGCAGGATCCCGCAGCGCAAGCGAAGGGGGAGTTCGGCGACGAGGAGGAGACCGAAGCCGATGGATGAGCTCGACGCAGTTTTCGCGAGCTGGCGCGAGTCGGTCAACATGAGCGCCAGCGAGCTCGAGGCGTGGTCGGAGAACGAGTGCTCGAGGAAGGCGTCGGTCGATCCGGCGGCGGTGATCGAGCGCAACCTACGGCTCTTGCGGAAGAAGAAGGACGAGTGGGACGAGCGCGATATCGAGGACGCGAAGCGGACGATCTCGTTTATCGCCAGGATGCGCGGGATGCCGAAGGGCGATCCGGTCGGTGATTGTCCGTCGAAGCGCGATATCAGTCTCCGAAATTGGGCCTTCAATCCGGACAAGGAGAGCCGCGAGCAGCCGGTCGAGCATATTGTCCCGGCTACGGCATCGGCTTATAGTGCAG